GACAAGATCCACCAGATACATGCCGACCAATTCAGTGGCGACTGGGTGATCCGTCAAATGAGGGGCCTTCACACGACGTCAATGCACGCTTATGGTTTAGCAATTGACTTTGATGCGCCTCATAATCCTTTGGGATCAAGTCATGGGTTCTTTACGGCTCAAAATCCTCTCGTAAGAGCTTTTGAGTCTGAGGGTTGGACGTGGGGAGGTTCATGGTCTCACAGGCCGGATTCAATGCATTTTCAATATGCTAACGTAGGATAAAGGAGAGAAAAATGGGTAATCTGATACAGACATATTTTGTGGCAAATTGGAAAACAACGGCATCTGGCATTATGCTTGGCCTACTTGTTATTCTGCACTACTTCGGCATTAATGTTCCGGGCCTTGCTATTCCTTCTGACACTGGTTCGCAAATTGCAATGGTTCTTGCGGCGATTGGCCTTGTGTCTGCAAAGGATGCTTCAACTGCAGGCGTTCCCGGTAAATGAGTGCTGCTTTAATATCCACAGTCATTAGCCTCCTTGGCGGGTTCATGTCTGCGGTTGTTAGTTTTTTTAATTGGCTGCATGAGCAACAGCTTGTGCAGTCAGGCATTGCTCAAGAACAACTACAAAGCTTAAAAGATCAGGCTCATGAAGCACAAATTGCTATTGCAGCCCGTGAAGCTGTTCGCGCTGATGTCGCTAATAAGCCTGACGGCGTGCCAGTCGACGACCCTTTCGTCAGAGACTAACCACGTTTCATTCTGTGAAGCTGCCCGTGCTATATATTATTCTAGGCATGATACAGCCCCCACTCGCGCCCAAATCCGCGAACATAATGCCGTAGGTGTCGCTTTAAAATGCGGTTGGGTCAAAAAGTAGCTATTTACTACGGTTTTATGGTAAACTAATCCCAAAATGCGGGGATTTATATGACGACAGGTTTATCATATGACGGCAGTGTGGCTGGCACGACAAGCTACGTCACCCAGATTTCGACGATGGCCGTTGTTAGCCCCTCAGACACTAATTTTGTTAATATATTGCCGCAGTGCATAACTTACGCTGAAAACCGCATTTATCGTGATTTAGATTTTCTATTTACGTTTGTCGCCAATACTTCTTACAGCCTCACGGTAGGAAGCCGTGTTATCTCCGTTCCTGCGGGAACTTTTGTCGTTCCAAGCCAAATAAATGTTATTACGCCGGCTGGGGTAACAAGCCCAGACAATGGCGTTAGAAACCCATTATTGCCGGTTACGAGAGAGTATCTTGACGCCGTTTATGGGAATGCATCTTACAAAAGTCAGCCAAAGTTTTTTTGTTTATTTGGAGACCCTACGGCTGCGACTGGCGGAACAAATGCGGTTGGGGTGTATAATTTCCTTGTTGGGCCGTATCCAGATAGTGCTTATCAAGTAGAGATAACTGGCACAATTAGACCGTCAAGTTTATCGTCTTCAAACTTAACGACATTTATTAGCTTATATCTGCCAGATTTATTTATTATGGCATCAATGATTTATATTGCTGCTTATCAGCGTAATTTTAGCTCTACGATGGGCAATGACCCTCAAATGCCTATTTCATACGAGCAGCAATATCAGGCCCTGCTTAAGGGCGCGACGACAGAAGAATATCGTAAAAAGTTTGAGGCGGCGGCCTGGAGCGATAAATCCCCTTCGGTTGTTGCTACGCCTACTAGAGGTTAACAAATGCCTCATTCTACACTAAAAATAACTGGCGGCGTAGACACGAACAGAACGCCAGCGTTAAATGAAGCGAGTATTTCTTCCGCTAATTTAATTAGATATTCTTACGACCCTCAAGGATTAACGCTTGTTCAGAAGCTTGGGGGATGGATTAAATACTTTTCTACCTCTTTGCCAGATATTGTTCGCGCACTATTGGCTTGGGAAGACACTAATGCCACAAAACATTTAGCTGTAGGACGAGAAGCCGCAAGCGCGTCTGGAGACGCATTATCAGTCATTACAAATGGTTCTTTATCAATAATAACGCCAAAAACAACGACTGATAATCCTACCATAAATATTACCACGACTTCCGGCAGTCCAAACGTAGTCGTTTATGATGCTGGCTCAAATATTCTTAATGGCGATTCTGTCTATATTCAAACACAAATAAGTGTCGGCGGATTAGTATTATTTGGCTTATACCCATGCACTTTTTTGGGACCTGACCAGTATCAGTTAACTGCGTTAGATGCTCTTGGCGCTCCGTTAGCGGCAACGTCATCTGTTTCTTCTGGTGGTTCTGTTCCTGTATTTGCGTTTAATTCCAATTCTTCTTCCGTAACAGTAACATTAAGTAATCACGGTTATGTCGCGGGAGACACATTTCCGGTAATAATAAGCACGTATAATTCAACTGCAAATGTGACATTATACGGCAATTATACAGTTCAATCTGTTATTGATAGCAGCAACTTTACAATAAATGCTTCGGCTATTGCTGTTTCGTCATCAACTTCTACGTTAAATGGCGGCAATGCCCGTTATCAATACTTCATAACGAATGCGCCAACTCCTACAGGGACGGGGTATGGCGTCGGCGGTTACGGACAAGGCGGATACGGGATTGGCGCCTCTGGCCCTACGCCAGTTACGGCTCCACCCATAGGGGCTTCCGATTGGTCCCTTGATAACTGGGGCAACATATTAATTTCGTCCCCTGTTACTGTTAACACTGACGGATCTTTTTCTGGCGGCCCCATTTATCAGTGGGACCCAATTTCTTCTGCTACGACAAATGCGTCAGTCATACCTCAAGCGCCTGTTGCTAATGACGGTATATTTGTAGCAATGCCGCAAAGGCAGATTGTTGCGTGGGGAACAACTTTTACCGGCATACAAGACCCTCTTTTAATTGCGTGGTCTGACGTTGCAAACTTCAATTCTTGGATTCCTAATGTAACGAATCAAGCTGGTTCATATAGAATCCCTCGCGGATCTCGAATTGTTGGATGTATTCAAGGGCCGCAACAGGGCCTTATATGGACGGACTTGGCTATATGGGCGATGCAATATTCTGGCCCTCCCTACGTTTATCAGTTTAACGAAATAGGAACGGGCTGCGGCCTCATATCACGAAAAGCCGCTGGCTCCATGAACGGTGTTGTTTATTGGATGGGGCAAAGCCAATTCTTCATGCTTGGCAGTTCAGGTGTGCAAATACTTAATTGCCCTATATGGGACGTCGCATTTCAAGATTTAGATTACAACAATTTATGGAAAATCAGATTTGCTGCCAACTCAAATTATACTGAAGTGGCCTGGTATTATCCTACCGTCAGTAGTAATGGCGAAGTATCTTCTTACGTCAAATATAATGTTGCTTTAGGAATATGGGATTACGGCCAATTATCCAGAACTGCTTGGATCAATCAATCTGTCTTAGGTTCTCCAATTGCAGCTTATCCTTTTTCTTCTGGGTCAGGTTATTCTAGCTATCTTTATCAACATGATGGCGTAGACCCAGTAACTGGTCTCCTTGTTGCTGATGCTGATGGGGTTGCTTTAAACGCTACTTTCCAAACGGGTTATTTTGTTATTTCTGATGGAGAATGGAAAGTATTTGTCGATCAATTATGGCCGGATATGAAGTGGGGATATTATAATCAGCCACAAAATGCTAACATTCAAATAACATTTTATGTTACGGATTACCCTGGGCAGGCCCCCACTATTTACGGGCCCTATATCGTCAATCAATCAACTCAATATATTACGCCAAGATTTAGAGGTCGTCTCTTGTCTATTGGCATATCCAGCAATGACATTGGGTCGTTTTGGCGACTGGGTGCTATAAGATACAGATACGAACAAGACGGAAAGTTTTAGGAGGCTACAATCGCTACCCTTGATGACATCTTAACAACACAAAAGAATGGCGTCGTCGCCATCAATAACCTAAACCAAACCTATCGTTTTTTAGGCGGGGCGCAAACGTCTGCCGTCATTACAGCATCTGCTGGCACAACGCTTATCGCTGCGGGGTCTGGTCGAATTGTTAGTTATAATGTTTTAGTCGCGGGAACATCGACAGGAACAATTTATAATTCATCAACGACGTCCGGGGCAAACTCCTCAAATGCCGTCGCTATTATACAGCAAGCAGTAACAACAAATTCTATTGTGGTTGGGTCTAATTTTACAAATGGTTTGGTTGTGACGCCTGGAACGGGTCAGTCCGTCAATGTCACATACTCTCTTACAGTTGCATAGGTGATACATGCCACTCGCTAAAGGAAAAAGCCAATCTGTAATAAGTGAAAATATTCGAGAAATGGTTCGTGCTGGCCATCCCCATGACCAAGCGGTTGCGGCTTCCCTTGAGCAAGCCAGAAACTCTTATGAAGAAGGCGGCGAGGCAAAAAGCAAAACTTTTGTCGGTCCTATTCACTCTAATGTTGCTGGCAGAACCGACCACCTACCAATTAATGTCCCCTCTGGATCTTATGTTATACCGGCAGACATCATATCCGGCTTCGGTGAGGGCAATACAATGGCCGGTTTTCAAATTGCCAACAATGTTTTTGGCAAGCAAAGTCTTGGAGAAGAACCTTCCGTTGAAATCATAGCTGCCGGCGGGGAGTATGTGATTTCTCCAGAGAATGTCGCTAGAATTGGTTCCGGTGATATTGATAAGGGACACGACATTCTTGATGATTTCGTTACGGAGTATCGAGAGAGGCTTGTGGCTACGTTAAAGAAACTGCCTGGTCCTAAGAGGGATTAATAAATATGCCGAGGAAGGAAATAGATGAGGTCGTTGTCAGAACGGCCGAATTGAAGGATATCGACTCAATAATGCATATGTGTTCCATGCTTGCCGAAGAAAATGGGATATTTAGGCCCGACGATCAGAGGGTCTTCATGGAGCTATTGCCGTTGTTGCAACAAAATGGCGGCATAATAGGCGTTATAGGTGACGTTGGAGAGCCTCTTGAGGGGATGGTCATCTTAAAAATAGGTTCACTGTGGTATTCATCAGACCCTATTGTTGAAGAGCGTGTTGTTTTTGTTCATCCCAAATTTAGGAAGGCATCAGGCGGTCGCGCTAGAAGATTATGCCAGTTTAGTAAAAAAGTTTCGGACGAACTTGGATTTCCGCTTATAATAGGGATTGTTAGTAACAACAGAACGCAAAGCAAGGTTAAGCTTTACGAGTCAGAATTTGGTTCTCCCGCCGGCGCGTTTTTCTTATACGGCGCAAAAACAGGCCAGTGGAAGAGACCTAAAAATGAGGCGGCATTTAAATGACTGCCAAAATTCACTTTAATGCAGTTAAGTGGTATTATTGCTCCCAATTAACCTTAACCATCCCTGGGGAATAGAATAATGTGCGGTAAAGGCTCAAATAGTGGCGGCGGTCAGGGCGCACTTGGATGGGGTGGGTTAGCTCCAGCTCAACAAACAACAACGCAGGCGTCACCGCAGGCTCTTAGCTGGTATAATCAAGCTATGGGGCTTGCATCACAGGCCGCCGCCAAGCCTTACCAGCAATTTGGGACGACCCCAGAACAATTTGTCGCACAACTAAACCCACAACAACAGGCCGCACAGCAGGGTATCGCTGAGCAGGCTGCCGCTACACTACCTTATTCTGAAATGGGCGCCGGTATGCAAGCCGCCGCGGGTATGGGCAACGCCGCTCAAATGGCCGGCGCATATATGAACCCATTTATGCAGCAAGTTGTCTCTCCAGTTCAGCAGGCCCTACAGCAACAACAGGGGCAGCAATTGGCGCAGCAACAGGCTGCGGCCATCCAAGGCGGCGCATTTGGTGGGGATCGTGCGGGTCTTCAACGGGCTGTTTTACAAGGCCAGCAGCAACTGGGCATGGGGCAGGCACTAAGCCCACTATATCAAACTGGATATGGGCAGGCGCTTGGG